CGCCTAGCGGGTGCGGGACGTGTCATGAAGATGTCCACTTCAGACGTCTTAGGGTTAGCGGCCAGTTTGTCGTCGGTTGGTGTGCGGGCGGAAGTCGGGGGCACGATGATGGTCCAGGTTATGGAGATTATGTCCCGGGCCGCACATGAAGGCGGTGACGATTTGCTCGGGCTTTCGCAAATTGCCGGTGTGTCCATGGCTCAGTTCAAGAAGACAATTGAGAATGACGCCATGGGGGCGATCATCCAGTTCTTTGAAGGACTGAAGGCCCTTGACAAAGAAGGCGGGGACGTATTCCAAGCTTTGGACAATGTGGGAATTGAAGGCAAGCGGGTGGCGGTCCATTTGCTCCAAGCGGCTGGAGCTTCAGAAAAACTAGCGGGCTGGGTTCAGATTGGAACAGATGCCTGGGAACAGAACACGGCCCGGACAAAAGCCACCACGGAGATCTATTCCACTTTTATTAGCCAGATGACGATTACCTGGAACATAATAAAGGACATGTCTATTACCATTGGAAATGAGTTAATCCCGGTTTTACGGGCGCTCAATTCCATGTTTACCGATACGGTCCAAAATTCGGAAGATTTCAATTCATCTTTTAAGAAGTTTGTGGACAGTGTGGCTCCTGCGTTCCTGTTTATTATTGGCAAGATTGGCGACGTGATCTATGGCTGGCAGATTATTATTAAAGCGGGTGAGGTTGCTTTCCTGGCTCTGTTCTTAGCCCTTGCAAAGTTTGGACAAATAACGGTAGAAGTGTTGGCTAAGGGAGCGGAGTTCTTCGCCAATGCTTGGATCAGCCAATTGAATCTGGTTATCGACGGCATCAACCTATTGCTGCCGAAGGCGCAAGAGCTCGCTCACATCAAACCCGTAAAAGCTATTGTCGACCCCAGTTTAGCGGAAACCGTGGATTCGCTGACCCAAGCTTTAATTGAAGCCGACGCGGAAGCCACTGCGTTGGCGATGAAAGGGAGTTTCACGGATCGGTTAGAAGCCTCCTACAAGAAAGTTACGGAGACGGTCAAATCCTCCAGCACCATAACCACAGATTGGTTGAAGGGTATTGTTACCTTGTCCGATCAAGCGGGCGCCGCTTTGAAACGAAACACGATGGAAGTGACGCAACGGCTGCCGCAGATGAGTGGTGCCATGCGGAAAGCTTTTACGGAGTTAGCGGAAATCACCAAGAAGAAAGAGGAAGGACCAAAGTTAGGTTCCGACCTTACAGGCAAGGGCAGCGCCATGAAACAGTTTGAGGATCCGGCGGTCGCTGCCATGTCCAAACTGTCGGAAGAGAAATCGGTTGCAGAACAGCATCTAGCTATTCTGGAGGAGATGAACACCAAAGAGATTGAGATGACCGAGGCGATGCACGCGCAGAAGGCCAAGATGATCGAGGAGTATAATGCCAAGATTAAAGACCTTCAGATGGCTCAAGCCATGGTGCTAGTTCAGAGCGGCCAGAATATGTTTGATGCTTTGGCGGAAGCGACCGCAGGCTTTGCAGGTAAACAGACCGCAGCTTACAAAGCCATGTTCGCCGCCAGCAAAGCTTTCGCGATCGCTGAGTCCATTATCAAGATCCAGCAGGGTGTGGCTAGTGCAATGTCCCTTAGCTTCCCCGCTAACTTAGCGGCCGTGGCTTCTGTGGTAGCGGCGTCTGCCAACATTGTTTCTACTATCCAGTCGGTAGGTCTGCAATTTGCTGGGGGTAAGGCGGAAGGCGGTCCTGTGGTTCCCGGTAAGACTTTCATGGTCGGTGAACGAGGGCCTGAGCTTTTCTCTCCGTCGCAAAGCGGCAAGATTATTCCAAATGATATGCTGGGCGGTGGGGGCGGTGGGACTAAAGTGATCATCAATAATTACACGGACGTGAAGCCCCAGGTCACCGAGCGGATGGATGGCCAGGATCGTATTGTGGAAGTGGTTCTTCGACGAATTAAAGCGGACATTAGTTCAGAGATCCGGGACGGCCGGGGCGATGTCTCCAAAGCCATGCAAACTAGCTTTGGGCTACAACGAGGGAAAAGTCAATGATAATGCAAGTTGATATCGAGTGGCCGTCGAACTTGCCCTTACCTTTGGTCGACTACCAAGGTTCAGCGCAAAACGGCACCATCTTTACTTCGGCTGAATCTATTGTTAATGAAAAGCGTTCGCGCTTTGAAAGAACCAATGCCGTAATTTCCGTGAGTTGGAATCTTTCCGTGTCGGAGTATTACAGTTTCAAAAGCTTCCATGATGCTAATTTAGGAAATGGGTCGGCTCAGTTTTCCCTTCCGTTGCGTTACCCGTTAAACAGTGAACTAACCGAATGGATGGTGAGATTTGCCGAAGCGTATAATGCGGAATATCAGGATGGTCGCTGGAATATAACCGCCAGCCTAGACGTGGTGAACCCGGTAGTGTTTGGAGTATGAGCAGTGATTTCATAGATTGGCCGGAGACTTTACCGTTACCCTTAATCGGGGTTTCGGTGAATAATAATCCGATCAATATCCGCACGCAAATGGAGAGCGGACGGATTCGGATGCGCCGGATGAACTCCTCCACTAAGGAATTGTGGAAGGTTAGTTGGAATCTTACCGAGGATCAGTATGCGGATTTTAAGGCGTTTTTTGAAACGGATTTGACCAACGGTTCCGAGAACTTTGAGATAGACTTGTTTGGTGTCCGAGCGACAGTTACTTTTTCGGAATCTACTTATACTTGGACGCGCGAGGATAGTTTGTTCACGGTCTCTGCGGTGTTGGAAGTAATTTCCTACGGCACCATGGATCTACTGGTCACGGCGACGGGTTTAAGTGTGGGGGAGATTGTTTGGGGAACAACCAAGTCCTACACTTTTACGGTAAGCAATTTGGGGACACTTCCGGCCGTAAACACTTTCTTAGAGGTGACACTGAGTCCCTATTTCAGTTTCATTTCTGCAACCGATGGAGCGGAGCCCGAGTCCGACGGAGTTATTCGCTTTGCCCTAGACACGGTTATTATTGGGGATGACCGCGTTCTAGTCGTGACGTTTGCCTGTAACGGCGGGGAAGGGGCAGTTTCCTCTTTTGGTTTTGTGACTTCGGATTCGGCAGACGATGACTATTCTAACAATGCTGTCTTGTTGGAAGAGGTGCTGGGGATCGCGGCGCCCGTTGCTACGGATGATTTTGAAACCTATACGGTTGGGCAAGATCTGGAAGATCTGAACGGGGGTCAGCGTTGGGCCGCGGCCTATGCCGATCGCGGTATCCTTTATGTAACCACGGATGATTTTGAGACATACAATGCCGATGATGATTTGGATACGCTAAACAGCGGGCTTCGATGGACGGCGGGGTATGCGTCCCGCACAACTTTATATTTTGCAGAGGATGATTTTGAAGCCTATATTGATGGAGCTAGTTTGAACGCAGCAAATTCGGGGACGAAGTGGACCGCAGCCTTTGAAAGTCGATAATTTATGTCAAATACAATTAGATCCGCTGGATCATTAAAATATGTGGAGTTACAGAACGCCCGCTTTGCTCGCAAGCCCTTGGCCGCGATATTGAACGGCGGGGCTTGGACAGTGATGCGGGTGGCCCTGTTCCTAGACGTAGTCAATACGGCAGCGGGATTCACGGGCACACCGTTGCTGCGTTTCGGTCTTTGTTCTGGGACAACGGACATACCGGGGGACACCACACCAACTAATGCAGTAGGGGTGGCGGTTGGAAATACCAATTGGACGTATGCTTCTCAGATCTACACTCCGGGATTCGCTCGCCCCATTACCTACATATCAGGAACCCTTAACGCCAGTGCCGGCGGCATCACTTGCCCCACCATTAACTCTAGCACCATTGGCGGCGGGAATGAAGGTTCGATGCTTTTTGTCACCATCACAAAGGGATCGCCCAATTACACCATCGACGTATGGGGAAGGAATTCAGGATCGGCAGTGGTAACCCAAGCAGACTTTGACACTCAGAGTATTGCCAATACGCCCACGTTCTCTGGTCATGGTGATGGCATCGGCAATATCGCCTTCAGTGAAGGGGCCGGAACACTGGACGCCGGTTTTGTGTATTGGGACGCGGCCTATTTACTTCGCTTGCACAAGTGGCGGGTTTTGCGGATTGCTTAACCTATGCCCAACACTTCACTCCAGGACGCGATCAAAGAAGCCTACACTGTGGCTCCTTCCGACGTCATCATTTTTAACACCATCGAGATCCGCCAGGTGGGAGTGCAAGATTCCGTTTTCTTGGTTAAGTCCAAATCTCCGCTGATTGCTTAT